CGGAGCGCACAAAGGGAAACGGGAAAAATCTTTTCTCATGGATTGGCAGTACGCCATGATTGACTTTGCAAGGAGCAACTCCATCAAGTCGACCCTGGTCGAATGCGACTGCCAGAAGGTCCTCGGCGTGGAGGAGGCCTGGCAATTCCGCCGGCTGTTCCGGGATTCGGTACCCAACCCGATTATCAATGTTTTCCATTATGAGGACGGCAACAGCGGCCTCGACCGGCTGATTGAGTTCTCGGATTACATTGCCATCAGCGTCCCGGAACTCCGCATCGTAAAGCCGAAGACCTACAAGGACGATGTCTACCGGCTGGCCTGCTACATCAAGAACAGGAAACCGGAGATCAAGATTCACCTGTTAGGATGTACAGAGGTGAAAATGCTCCAGCGGTGCAACTTCTGCACGACTGCTGATAGTACCTCATGGCAGGCGGTCAACAGGTTCGGCAGAATCCTCGGAAACCATGTCAAGACCATCCGCCCGGAGGTCAAGGAAAAATGTGCGCAGGCCGTCCGGGAAACCCTCGCACAGTGCGGCATACAGGAAACCCCGAAAAGAATGGATTATTACTCGAATTATTACATTTCGGCATGGCTCCACCGTAAGGAGTATGAAAAGTACGCCGGGAGCCAAGAGTGACAACTCCCCGAAACTGTAAAGCATCCGCAAGGATGACACAAAACGAAAAGGAGAAAACCTATCATGAATCATCTGTACCTCATTATTGAAATCATCGTTGCTTTCGGCCTGCTTCTGGCCGCAAAGAAGTTTTTCGGTAAGGCTGGCGTGTTTGCATGGATCGCCCTGGCGACTGTCTTTGCAAACATCTTCGAGGCGAAAAATATTGACCTGTTCGGCCTCAACCTGGCCGCAGGTCATGTCATGTTCGGCTCCGTATTCCTGGCGACCGACATCCTGTCCGAGTATTACGGCAAAAAGGCCGCAAAAATGGGTGTATGGGTAGGTCTTGCGGCTGATATTGCTCTCATCGCTACAACGCAAATATGCAGGCTATATATCCCGTCAGCGGCCGACACAGCAGACCCGGCAATTCAGCGCCTGTTTACCATGAGCCTGCGCATCACGGCGGCCAGCGCAGTTATGTTCTTTGTCTCCAATTGGTGCGATGTCCTGCTCTTTGCAAAGATTCGGGAACTCACCGGCGGAAAGTACCTGTGGCTCCGTAACAATGTGGCAACGATCCTGTGCAACTGCCTGGAGAACTTCCTGTTCTACATCCTGGCGTTCTATCCTATGTTCAGCATGGGCCAGATTGTAAGCATGGGCCTTGCAACCTGCCTGCTGGAGATCATTATCGGAGTATGTGACACTCCGTTCCTCTACCTGGCAAAGAAGCTCAAACACGGAGACGAAGCCGATGCAGTATGAGATAATCGGCATCGCCGGAACAATCTTGATTATGATCGGGTTCCTCTCAGACAGCGAGATGCGGATCAGAATCTTTGATATGATCGGCTCCGCATGTTTCGTGCTATACGGGATGCTCGTTCATGCATGGAGTAATATCCTGCTGAACGGCATCCTCATTTTTGTGCATCTGTACAAGCTCCATCGAATGAATCGGGGGTGATTCCCATTGCAAGAAAAAGCGACGCCGTTCAGTGGGTAACCCCGGAGGGCCTGCTGGTGGTCCAGGGCTGGGCGAGAGACGGTCTCACGGATGAACAGATCGCCGCCAATATCGGCATAGGGGTTTCGACCTATTACGAGTGGCAGAACCGGCACCCGGAGTTCCGGGAGGCAATAAAAAAGGGCAAAGCCCCGGTAGACATCCAGGTCGAGAACGCCCTGCTCAAAAAGGCCCTGGGATATGACTACGAGGAAACCGTCACGGAGATCGAGCAGATCGGGGACGGCCGGGAGAAAAAGCATGTCCGCAGAATCAAGAAGCACATGCCGCCGGATGTCGGGGCCATTGTTTTCTGGCTCAAGAACCGCAAGCCCAGCAGGTGGAAGGATAAGGTCGAAACGCCACCGGATGCCAGCAACGAGCTTCTCCAGACCCTGCTCCGCCTCGAAAGGCAGGCACAGTCATGATACAGTGGGGCGATAAGCAGGCCGAGCTGATCATGCTCCCGTTCGACCGGACGATTGATTGGCTGGAGGGTACTCCCCGATCCGGCAAGACCACCGCAGGGGCCATGAGGTTCGCAAGGCATCTGATCAAGTCCCGGGATAATCAACACCTGGTCACGGCGTACTCCGCCGAGCAGGCTTTCCGCCTTATCATGGACGGTGACGGAATGGGTCTTCTGCACATCTTCAAGGGCTGTTGCAGGACCTCACATGATGACAGCGGGGCGCACCTGCTGATACATCTCCCGGACGGTGACAAGAAGGTTTATTGGAAGGGAGGAGGCAAGGCTGACTCCCATAAAGCCATAACAGGCATGAGCCTGGGTTCGGTTTACTTCTGCGAAATCAACCTTCTGCATGATTCCATGATACAGGAGTGTCTCCGCCGGACCTATGCGGCAAAAGACCGCTGGCATATTGCGGACCTCAACCCGCCGTCACCCGGTGACCCGTGCTTGAAGAACGTTCTCCAGGTGCAGGACTGCCGGTTCATTCATTGGACCTGCAAGGACAACCCGATACTCACCCCGGAACGCCTGGCGGAGATCGAGGCCGCCTGCCGGAAATCGCCTTTTCTGTACAAGCGGGATTGGCTCGGAGAACGGGTTATCCCGGATGGCGTAATCTATTGGATGTTCAACCCGGACAAGCACATTGTGAACCGCCTGCCGGATGACTTCCGCCCTGTCGAGGCTTTCGTGGCCGGTGACGGTGGCACAACGGATGCAACCTCCATCGGCTTTTATATTGCGGGCTTTTTCGGGGATCCATACATCGGGCACCGGGAATACAGGTTATACCGTGTCGGCAATTGGAGATACGACAAGGGACAGATGGCCATGAGCGACCAGGCCCGGGCGATCTGCGGCGAGTTCCTTCCCTACATGCGCAACAAGTACCGCATGCGGGAAAGCGATATTTTCATTGACCCGGCCTGCAAAGCCTTACGCCTGGAGATCGAAAAATTCGGGCTGATGACCAGCGGGGCGGATAACAACGCCCACGACATCAAGGCCGGCAGTAAGGGCTTGAAGGTCGGCGTGGAAATGTTGCAGTCCGCAATCAATGACGGACGGTTTTATCTGGTCGAGGATGAACGCTATGGCACCGAGCCTTTCGTCAAGGAAGCGGGCCTTTACTGCGTGAATGACAAGGGCGAGCCGATTGACGCATACAATCACACGATGGACGAATGCCGGTATGGATATAACCATTTTGCCAAAACCTACGGACTGTGGGGGTAAGCTATGAGACTACTTGATAGATTAAGGAACGGGGTGAACCGCATGGCGGAAAACGCTGATCTGATGAAAAAAGATGTGTTCGAGCTGGAGGGCGTGCCTGCGTTCCGGGAGTATTACACGCTGTTCATCTTTGTCTGGCAGGCCATTTACAAGGGCTTTTACAAGGCATGGCACGAGGTCCCGGTGGTTACCATCAAGCACCCGAAGGGCAAAACCCGCATCATGGAAAGCATGAACGCCGGGAAAATGACATGTGCACAGATGGCCCGGTACTGCTGGAACGAACGCTGTAATATCGCTGTCAGCATGGCATCCGCCCCGAAGGACGATCCGCTCAACGCATACATTCATGAAGTGCTGAAAAACAATAACTTCGGCACTTCTTTCGGCGACCTGCTGGAAAAGATGTTCGCCCTGGGCGGCGGAGCCTTGAAGGAATGGGTTGAGGTCCCGAAAGACCGCAACGGCAATGACATCGGAGAGGGCCGGGTCAAGATCGGCTATACCATGGCAAGTCAGTTTGTGCCGACTGCCTGGGACAACGGCCGGGTCAAGGCTGGAATCTTTATCAACCGTGAGGCCCGGGACGGCTTCTATTACACGGTTGTCGAATGGCACCGCTGGGACGGCACAACCTACCGGGTGACGAATGACCTGTACCGCATGCCGATCAAGGCAGGCGAGCCGCAGAACATCCTCGGCTGGTGGTACCCGCTGGAGAAGGTTTATCCCCTGCTGTCACCGGATACCACAATTGAGGATGTGCAGGAGGCCTTCTTTCAGTATATCCGCCCGTTCGGAGCCAATTTCGCCGATGACAACTCCCCGCTCGGCATGAGCGTGTACGCCTCGGCCCTGTCATCACTGAAAACCCTGGACATTGAGTACGATTCCCTCCAGCGGGAGTTCATCCTGGGCAAAAAGCGCATTATCGCCCCGGCCCGCCTCATGAAGAACGCCCCGGGCGTGAACAACGGACCGCCGCAAAGGTACTTTGATGCGGATGACGAGGTATACGAGGCCCTGGCCACGGATAACCCGGAAGACCTGGCAATTCATGACAATTCTGTCGGCCTGCGGGTCAATGAGCATATTGCAGGCATAAACGCCTCGTTGAGCATCCTGTGTGCGCAGGTGGGCTTCGATCCAGGCACCCTGTCCTTTGATGCTGTAAAGGGCCTCAAAACCGCAACGGAGGTTATATCCGAGAACAGCAAGACCTTCGGCACGGTCAAGGCGCACGAGAACATTTTGAAGGATGCCCTGGAACGAATGGTCCGGGCGATCCTGGACCTGTCCGTCCGCTATAACCTCACCTGGAATGGCAAGCCGGTCTCCGAGCTGGTCAAGGGCGGTTACTCCGTTTCCATTACCTTTGACGATTCCATTGTGCAGGATCGCTCCGCCGAGGTCAGCGAAGGGACCATGTTGGTCGGTGCGGGCCTCATGAGCCGCAAGAAGTTCATGACCGACACCCTCGGGTACACTCCCGAAGAAGCGGACAAGGAGCTGTCACAGATCGCAACCGAGAGCAAGACCATCAATGCCGTTGAGGTAACAAGGCTGTACGGTGATCTTGCATGAGGCCGGAATTTTTAGCCGACATGTCCTGGGCCATGGCGCAGGTATACGGAGCCGTGACGGACCGGCTGATGATCAACCTTGCCCATTACTTCCCGATGATTCACGCCGGGGAGGAAGTCCTGGGGTCCTTCGAGTACCAGGCCCGCATGCTGGCAAAGCTCGGGCAGGTCAACCGGGAATCGGCAATCATAATCGCAAAGTCCTTGAAGGGCGCAGACGAAGCCCTGGTGGACACACTCTCCGAGGCGATCCGGGAGGCGGTCCGGCCCATTGAGCCGGCACTTCGCAAGGCCGCCGAAAAGGGCCTGCTGTTGGGAGCCGGTTTCCTTCCGCCGCAGATGGATCCATCCATGACCCAGGCTTTCAAGGCGTTCTACGCCCAGGCCGCCGATAAGCTCAATCTGGTCAACACAACCATGTTGCAAAGCACGGAACAGGCGTACCGGGGAATTGTCTCGGACATCACCGGCCAGCTATTGAGAACGCAGACAATCCTCAACGAACAGACCGGCCTCGTGGTAGCTGGCGTGGATTCATTCAATACCGCCGCCAGGAACGCCGTCCGCAAGATGGTCGAGAACGACTTGACCGGGTTCGTTGATTCCGCCGGGAGGCATTGGTCACCGGAGGCATATGTGGCCATGGACATCAAGACGACCGTAATGAATACGGCCCGGGAGGCGGTATGGGAGAGGGAAAAAGAATACGGCGATGACCTCTATCAAGTGAGCTGGCATGACGGGGCGAGGCCGTTATGTTATCCCTGGCAGGGAAAGGTCATTTCCAGGGATGATGTCCCCCGGGATGTGTACGATGAAAACGGAAACCCGGTTCACGTATACGCACAATCGGAAACGACCTACGGCCAGCCCGCCGGACTGTTCGGAATCAACTGCGGCCATTACCCGATACCATTTATCCCGGGCTTTTCCCGCATCCGGGAGCCGGAGCAGAACGAGGAAGAGAACGCAAGGGCCTACGCCATCAAGGAGGGCCAGCGGGACCTTGAACGTGAACTCCGCTACCAGAAGCGGGACCTCGCTATTATGAAAGCCCAGGGAGCCGGAGAGGAAGAAATCCGGCAACAGAAACTCAAGGTCCGCAACGCATCCACCCGTCTGCAGGAGTACTGCGACGAAAACGACACGGCCCGCAGGCGAAGCCGGGAGGCAACGCCGATCAATGCGAAATGGCCTGAATGAGAGGAGAGTTGAACATGTGTGAGCACAAGCGGTTGACAACGGTCGGCAGGAAGGGCGTGACCCGGGTTTTCTGCGCCGATTGCGGCGAGGAACTCGATATCGCAGTTCTGGAGGCAAAAAACGGGCCTGTACAGCCCGCAGGTGATACTCCCGGGGAAAATCCCCCGGCGAAAAAGGCACGGGCCAAAAAGGCCGCAAAAAAGGAGGAATAACCATGGTTCGGATCATCAAGATGGAACAGCACACGGAAAACACGGTGTACATCGAGGGCGCCTGCCTTTCCTCGGACACGAAACCGGGTATGGTAGGCGAAAATGGCGTTATTACCGGGTCGAGGATGACCGAGGTTGACACCGGGGATGTGTATGCCTATGACGAAAGCGGCAAGAGCTGGGGCAAGATCGCCGCAGGACCGGCCCAGGGATAAAAACCGATGAATAACAGCCGAGAGGCTGTTTTTTCATACCATCACGCCGGAGGGCGGAAAACTCGTTACGGTCCATCGCTCTATGGGACCGAAAAAAGGAGGCGTTATCATGGCAGGTATTTTCACTCGGGGAGAGCTTGACAAGATCATCCGCAATGCAGAGCTGACGGAGGAACAGAAGACGGAAAGGGTCTTCGCCCTCTATGGCCGGGCATTGGATGACGGCTATGTCAGCAAGACCCAGGCGGAAGAAGCCAAAAACCAGGCCGTAGAAGCGGCAAAGGCGGGGTTCAAGGTCCCCGACCCGGTAGACCCGAAAACCACCCCGGAATACATGGAAGTCGTCAAGGAACGGGATATGCTCCGTGCGATCGGCGGAGACGAGTTCCAGGGCGTGAAGCCGAAGTTCCGGGAGACTGTTTTCGGCATGCTGGACCGGGGCGAAAATGCGGCATCCATTGCGGATCAGCTCGCCGGCATCAAAGAGAAGTACGAAGAGTATTTCCAGCCGGTACAGCAGGAACAGCCGAAGAACACCCCGCAGTACTCACAGAACCCCGGAAGGGGCGCAAACAACCCCGAGAGCGAGGAAGATAAACTCTTTAAACGGCTTTCGGAGGCATGGAAGTAAAGAAAGGAGATTCCAATTATGGCTAACTCTATCAATTATGCGGCGGTATTTAACCGTCTGCTGGACGAGAAGTTCTACATCATGCCCCGCACGATGTGGATGGAAAACAGCAATCCCGGCATTGTCTGGGAGGGCGGCAAGGAAGTCAAGATCCCGAAGCTGGGCATGGACGGCCTCGGCAACATGAGCGGCTATAAGGCCCCGCAGGGCGACCTGACCCTGGCCTGGGAGACCAAGACCCTGCAGTGGTACCGTGGCCGGAACTTCTCCATCGGCCGGTATGACGTGGACGAGACCAATTTCGCCCTGTCTGTCGCTCCGATGCTGAACGCTTTCCTCAAGGAAAAGGTCGTGCCCGAGATCGACTGCCTGCGTATCTCCACGGCGGCCCAGGGTGCTGTTGCCTATGGCCAGGTCGTGCCGCAGGCGGCCAGCGGAATTACCGCCGCCAATATCCTTGACCTGCTGATGGCTGACATCGCAAAGGTCCAGGATAAGATCGGCGAGACCGAACAGCTGTACATCCAGATCAGCACCGGCCTCAAGAGCCTGCTCGAGCGTAGCTCCCAGATCACCCGGTACCTGAACGTGAAAGACCTGCAGATTCGTGAGGCGAACCTGCGCATTGAGGCTCTGAACGATCAGTACCTCATCGGCACCCCGTCCGGCTACATGCACAGCATTTTCGGTCTGAATGACGGTGTGACCGGCGGCCAGACCGTGGGCGGTGTCACCTTCGCCGACCTGGGACCGAACATCAACTGGCTGATTGCGGCCCGTCCGGCCGTGGATGCCATCGCCCGCCCGCAGGTGACCAAGGTCATCGACCCCGATACCAACCAGGAAGGTGAATTCTGGAAGGTCATGTTCTCCGTGTATCACGGCCTGTGGACGCTGGAGAACAAGGGTGACGGCCTGCTGGTCAATGTGGACAGTGCAACCGCTGATGACCTGACCATCACCAGCACCGCCGGAGCTTCTGCCGGTGCCTCCACGGTCGCCGTGTCCGGTGTCAAGCCGGATGGCTTCAAGTACATGTGGAAAGCCGCCTCCGGCACCGCCCCGAGCGTGACCATCGGAACCGCCCTGGCCGCGACCGATGGCTGGGCCGACCTGCCTGCTAATGGCGGGATCACCAGCACGAACAACTACAAGATCACGGTCGCCCTGGTGGCCGCCGGGAATAACAAGCCGATCGCCTATGGCACCGGCTCCGTTTCCGCCGGGACCTAATGAGGTGACCGCATGAGCGCAATTGTAGATTTCACGTACTACACGGAGACCTACAAGGGAACGGAGGTCGATGAGACCTCCTTCCCTGCGCTCTATGCTCACGCCTCCCGTATTGTAGGAGCCATGGCCCGCTGGCAGGTGACCGAGGATAACCTGGACACCTTCCCGGAGTACGCCTTGAACCTCTACCGGCTTGCAATCTGTGCGCAGATCGACTTCCTGGCCGTCAATGGCCTGGAGACCGTCAACGACACCGGCGGGGCCGGGTTCACTGTTGGCAAGGTCACAGTACACGGCAAAGCAAGCACCGGGGGAAGCGGGGCGATGAGCGCAAGTGTCTCCCCGGCGGCGCAGATGTACCTCGAACAGTCCGGGTTTATGTACCCGGGCGTTCCGGTTGTGGGGGGATTTGTATGCTGAGACCTATTCCCGCAAGGATCATGCGGAGCACGGCCACGGTCAAAGCCTGCACAGGTCTGGACCGTTACCAGAATCCGGTTTATGCGCAATATACGGTCAAACACGTACACATCCAGCCCAGCAACGAAATCATGAAAACCCCGGACAACACGGATTGTGTCCTGCGGGCGATCCTCTTTGTGGACCGCAGGCACAGCACACCCGCCCTCGATTGGTGGGAATTGTTTAATACAGCTCACGAAATCGGCGGGGATATGAAGGTCATAATCCGGGGCGTTGAATATACCGTTTTCACGGTAGAAGAACTGCGGGACGATTCCGACCTATTCCATCACTATGAAGTCGCTTTGAGGTGATGTACATGGCCGTGAAAATCATCTTTTCCCAGCAAATGACCACGGCACGGATCACCGGAGCCTGGAAGAACGCCCTCGGCCCATTGAGCGAGGAAATCCTGGCAGACTGCAATCAGTACTGCAAGGAAGACAGGGGAACGCTGATTGCATCCTCCCTCACGAAATCCCGGCCGCAGGAGGGCAAGCTGATATGGGAAACACCCTACGCCCGCCGGCAGTATTGGGATATTAAGACATCCCTTACCCCGGGCCGGACCTGGAAATGGTGCGAGACCGCAAAGCGCAGGTTCCTCTCACGCTGGAAAGAATTGGCACAGAAAGGACTGAGAGACAATCTATGAACATCAACGAAGTAATCGAAGCCGTCATGGATTTGATCGATCTGCTGGGCCTTTTCTCCCCTATCCGCCGTGGGGCACTCGGCACGGGTGCCGGAATCTGCTGTGAGATCGGACCATCCACCCCGCAGGAGGTTTACCTGGACAAGGATTTGTACCTGCCCATTGATTTGACCATCAACGGCAAGCATGCAAACCTCGAAACCCTTTCCGAGGATATGAACAAGATTCACACCCTCGCAAGCCGGAAGGTCTATCCTTCCGGCGCAGGCTGGAAAATTGTGGATATCCAGAATGGATCCATGCCGCAGGTCATTGGCCGGGAGGATAACAACGATTGGCTGATGGCCTCCAGCTTGAATATCATGGTTTATTTTGAGTGAAAGGAGAAAATCCTATGGATGCTGTATGGGTAGATGAGCTGTATATCGGCACATCCGCAACAACCGCAACCCCGCCCGTCTGGACCTATGCGAAGCTCTGCAAGGGCATTTCCGGCATGAACTTTGCTGAAAATGAGCAGAATCAGCAGAACTTTTTTCTCTGTGGCCAGGGCTTCGCTGACAACGATGTCACCGGGGCGGCTCCCGAGCTGGTAATCACAGGCAAGCGCATTGTCGGCGATGCCGCGCAGGATTATATCGCCGGTCTGCAGTTCAAGCTCGGCGAGGAACGCCGGTCCTCCGTTAAGGTAATCACCGGCGGAAAGCAGATCGTCTGTGACTGCACGGTCGGGAATATTACTTCCTTCGGCGGGAACACGGTCGACCAGAACGCTTTCGGGTGTACCATCCGTTTTAATGGCAAGCCCACGGTAACGGATCCAACCTAATTGCAACGGGGAGGGGGCCTTTTCCCCTCCCCTGTTTTCGTAGGAGGCTGAAATGTTTCGAATCACTTTGAACCGGGTGCGGGATCATATCGTCATCCGGGAGGGAACGGACGAGTTGAAACTCATGGTCGACGCCGACCCGAGAATAATCGTCAAAGCCCTGCAAAGGGCGCAGAAAGCCCTCAACGCAATCAAGGACGAATCAACGGAGGCGGAACAGGTCAACGCCGCAAAAACCCTGTCTATGGCCATTTTCGGCGAGGACCAGACGCAGAAGCTGTTCGCTTTTTATAACAATAATCCGGCCTGCGTGGCTACCGTCTGCGGAGAATACTTTGAAAAGCGGCTGGCGAAGAAGATCACCCGGGCGCAGAAACGGCTCAGATGAAACTGCAGGACCGCCTCCCGGATCACATCATGGTCCGTGGAAAGAAGGTCCGGCTGGACCTGGATTTCCGAAACGTGCTCCGCATGATTGACACCCTGGGCCGGGATGATCTTCTCCCGGATGCCCGGGAATGGCTGGCGATGAAGTGTATATGCAGGCATCCCCGCAAGGGCATGCTCCCGGAGGTCAAAAGGCTGTTATTCCCGCAGGTCGAAGAGCATGAAAGAATAACGGACTTCGAGCAGGATGCGGACCTTATCCGGGCGGCCTTTATGCAGGAGTACGGAATCAACCTTTTCCGGGACCGCCTGCATTGGTTTGAGTTCGCCTGCCTGCTGGCCTGCATCCCCGCAGGGAACAAGTACTCCGATATTTTGAATATCCGTATTCGGCCTATGCCGGCGGCGACCAGCTACAATGCAGAGGAGCGTGCATGGCTGGCCCGCATGAAATCGGAGTTTGCATTGAAGCTCACAGAACAGGAACAGCAAGAGGCTTATTCAAAGGGCGTGCAAAAGTTGGGAGCGATGCTCCTGGCGCTCGCCGGGGAGGGAGAGAAAAATGGCTGACGGACAGGTTGTATTCGACATTACCGGCAACAATCAGCCGATACAGAAATCTTTGTCCGAAACGACATCGAAAATCCAGCAGGAAAGCAAAAAATGGGATCAGTCCGTTGACGATTCCTCCGGCAATATCTCCGGCTCGCTGATCGGGGCTTTCAAGGCCGTTGTTGGCTCGGCGGCGTTCATCAAGATCGGGCAGATGCTTCTCCAGCTCGGCGGGGAATCAATACAGCTCGCCTCCGACCTGGAAGAGGTCCAGAACGTTGTGGATGTCACCTTCGGCACGGAGGGCGCAAAGAAGATCGAATCCTGGGCAAAACAGGCATCTTCGCAGTTCGGCCTCACGGAACTACAGGCGAAGCAGTATTCCGCAACCCTGGGAGCCATGATGAAGTCAAACGGCATGACCTCCGATGAAATCCTGGACCTGTCAACGAATCTTGCAGGTCTGGCGGCGGACATGGCCTCATTTTATAATATGGATTTCGATACTGCGTTCTCGAAGATTCAGTCCGCAATGTCGGGGATGACGCTCCCAATGAGGCAGTTAGGCATCGACATGACCGAGGGTTCCCTGGCCTCTTTTGCCATGGCGGAAGGAATGGAGACCGCATACAGCAAGATGTCCGAGCAGGAGCAGATGCTGGTCCGGTACCGGTACTTGATGTCCGTTACCGCTGATGCGCAGGGCGACTTCGCCCGAACCTCGGACAGCTTCGCAAACAGCCAGAGGCGCATGGCGACCGGCTTTGATACATTGAAGGCCCAGCTCGGGCAAGCCCTTCTCCCGATTGCAACCGATGTTTCCAACGCCATCAACGACCTGCTGGATGTGCTGATATACCAGCCGCCGGAGACTGCCTTTGATAAATTCAACGCCGCCGCCGCAGAAGCGGAGGGGCAGGCAACGCAGGCGCAGGGCATCCTCGGCTACATGGACAGCCTGTACGAAAAATACGGCGAAGCGGCCACAAAGACGGACGAATGGGCGGCGGCCCTCGGACGCTTGAAAGAGGTAATGCCGGAGGTCAATCAGTTTATCAGCGATGAGACCGGCGAACTCACCGCCACGAACGAACAGCTCCGGGAATACATCGAAAACCGCAAGCAGGCAATGCTCGAAGAAGCCAGGGCGGCCGCAGTTAAGCAGTTAAACGATGAGTATACCCAGGCCGGCGTTGATTACTATACCGCTGAAATCAACCGGGATATTGCGAGGGAAACGGCGACAGAGGCTCGCAAGAGCATGGCCCGGTATATTTCTTCTCATGAAGGGCATGAGGACTTCCGGGACACCGGTTTCCTTACCATCGAGCAAATGAGCTGGGCCGCAAAGGCTGTAGCTCGGGAGTTCGGGGAGAGCGAAGAGACCATCAACGAATGGGTGCGAATCTATAACGAGCAAAACGCCGCCGCTGATTCGGCATCGAACAGCATGGGCGACCTCGAAAAGAAAATGCACTCTCTTGAATCACAATTGGAGGTTGCGAACCAGGCCCTCGAACGCCTGGCCGCTTCTGCTGGATCGGCGGCGAATAAAATGGCGGCACAGTCTGCCGTCCCCGTTGGGCTGACCGGAGGGATTTTCCTGGGATCGTTTGACAGCGGCCTCGATTATGTCCCGAAGAACGGATTTGCCTATATTCACCAGGGCGAGCGCATCCAGACGGCCGCAGAGGCTTCACTGATGCGCATGATGGGAGCGGCCTCCCCTGCTGTTGATTATGGATCCATCGGGGCGGCCATGTGGAGCAATGCCCCGAAGATGGGCGGCAATGTTTACCTTGACGGCCGGACGGTCGGGCAGGTGCTTTCCGATATCCAGGGCCGCAACTACAGAACATTACAAAGGAGCGGATGGCAGGCATGATCATTTTTGACGGAATCGACCTCGCCTCCGTGGCGAATATCAAGATCGAGGATATCAATGTCGGACCGATACAGCAAAGCCCGGTAGCAAGGGCCAGGGTTATCCAGGGCGGGGCGCAGTTTATCCGCCCGCACGATGGAACCCGGGTCGTCACGATCACGTTCCAGGTCCCGGAGGAAAACCCGGTTGTCCGGGAGCAGAATATTCTCAATATCACCGCCTGGGCGAAGCAGTACCCTTGCAAGCTGGAACTCCCGTTTGCCCCGGATAAGTATCTCATGGCGGCCTGCACAGAATATCCCAGCCCGTCCGCCCGTCAGTGGTGGCAAATCCTCCGGCTGTCGTTCACCTGTTTCGATCCCTATTGGATCAGCAAGGCAGAGAAGTCCGTGGCCTGCGGAACGCAGTTTGTCGCCCTGGGCGATGCCCCGCCGATTGCGAGGATTGAAAGAACCCTCTCCGCATCGGCCAGCAACCAGAGCTATACCCTCGGGAGCAATACAATCACATTTTCCACCATCCCGGCCGGGAGTATGGTTATTGACCTTGACCGCCAGACGGCCCAGGTTGGCAATAATTCCATAATGCAGTACTACAATGTGAACTCGAAATGGCTGGTCCCGGCTGTCGGTGTCCAGACGATCACCGGAACCGGGACGGTTAAATGGCGTGAGAGGTGGCGTTGATGGAGTTTATCTTTTTGAACCCGGCCGGGACGGTGCTTTTCTCCCGCTCGGATGCGGAGGATGCGCATTGGCTCCCGCATGAGTACTCCATGTCGGCGATGTTTCCTTTTGACCCGGCAAAAAAGATCGAACGGGGCATGCGCATCGCTTTCCGTGATCCGGTCACGGACACAATCGAAATGTTCGAGGTCCGGGATGTTACCATGCCGGACGCAGAGCAGAATATCCAGGCGGAACACATAGCAGTCTCCGAGCTTTCGGATGAACACATCAACACAACGAAAATCACGGAGAAAACGGCCGCAGAAGCCCTCACAACCGCATTGACCGGAACACTGTGGGCAGTCGGCACAAACACGGCCACAGGCACCCAAAACGCCGATTTTCCCCGGGGTTCTGTCTGGCAGGCAGTCGGCACGATTCAGCAGAATTGGAATGTCTACATAACGCCCCGGGTCGTTATCTCGGCGGCGGGGGTTATTACCGGCCGATATCTGGACATTGCGCCGGCGGGAGGAACTTTCCGGGGCCTGCGGCTTTCGGTCCGTAAGGATATGACCGACCCTTGCGTGCAGATCAATGACGAGGACCTGTATACCGCCCTGGTTGGGTACGGCGGGAGCGTGGACAAGGCCCAGCAGAGCGGGGACGACCAGCCGGTGGAACTCACCTTTGCGGATGAGGTCTGGACCGCAACAGCGGACCACCCGGCGAAGCCCTCCGGGCAGACATATCTCGAATGGCCGGAGAAGACCGCCGCCTATGGCCGCAATGGGCGGCCCAGGTTCGGGTATTATCAGAACGGCGCAGTCAAAGACCCGGCATTGCTTCTCGAACTGACCTGGCAGGCACTCAAAAAGGCCGCCGCCCCAAAAATCAGCATAACAGGAACAGTGACGGACCTCGCCCGCATGGGAATGCCGGATGTCCCGCTCCGCTGGCACGACAAGGCCATTGTGGAGATCGAAGACATCGGGGAGACCTATGACAAGGAAATCATCCAGCTGGATGTTGACCTGCTGGACGAATCCAATAACCGCCCGCAGATCGGCGAGTATATCCCGAACATCATTTATATCAACCGGGACACCGCAAAACGTGCCGGAGGCGGCGGCGGAGGCGGCAGGCACGGGGACGACAACGCCGAGGATGAGCAACTCCGTTTCGAGACCGAGTTCATCCGCACACAACAGATGATCGGCATGGTCGCCGGGATTAAGGATGGGAGCGCCTATGTAAAGGCGGCACAGATTGTCGCTTCGATCAATAATGATGGAACCACGGAAGCCCTTATAGATGCGGACCATATCAATATTTCCGCAACAGACACGGCATACACGCTTGCGGGTGACCTTGAGCATGATGCAGACGGAAAGCTTGTCATAAAAAATGCCGCCGGGCTGTATGTCCAAAGGAATCAAGCGTTGCTTGGGGTGTGGGACAGAGGCAATTTAACGGGCGGCGTGATGGTTCAGCAGATTAACGGGCAAAGCTCCGTAAAAATATCCGGAGATGTAATTGACATCAACGGGTCAAATATCAGCATCAGCGCAGACCGGATTGATATCAACGGCGTTGTGTCAAAACTGCTCACAGAACAGATAGCATGTGTCAGCATTCACACAACGGGCGGCTCAAACCTGTTTGACGGCAGGTCGGACATGGACGAACTGCATATCAGCAATGACTTGATTATGGGTGACAATGTGCTGACATACGCCGGCAACACTGTGACATGGAAAACCGCAACGAATTGGTCATTCACCTTCTCACAAGTACATAATTTTGTTTATCGTTCTGGCGGGCAGGATTACACAACTTCTGGCTATATCGTAGGCACAAAATCAAGCAGTACAATTCACTATCTGGGGTATTGAGGTGGCAAAGATGGAAGCAGATAACAAAGGGCTCTACAACAACGAGGGAATATGTGACCGTGGCATTGTGATTTGCAACGAAACTGTGAAAGCACTTGCAAGCGGGCAATATATTGCGTTCTGTGATAACATCCATCAGATAGCACAGATTTTTGCGAATCTGAAAACCGGGATCAAGGCGGATCGCGAAAGCCTTACTCAGAAGATCGAAGATTTGAAGCGGATAAATGATTCTCTGGTTGAAGAAAAAACCGGCTTGCCGGTAATAAAGGAGTGTTCAGACGATGGCAACGGTAAAGTGTGATTTTCGCTGTGACCTCACAAAGCCGGTCCAGGTTCAGTACCTTGACGGCAATATGTTCACGCTGGACAACGGCGGTAACACTATCAACGTGTACTGCTACGAGGGCGAGGAACCCGCAACCCTGGGCGGCTCCGTTTCCGCAAACGTAATCCGGCCGGACGGGACCACCGTTCCCGTCTCCGGGGCAATTGACGGAAACAGGGCCTATGTCATTCTCCCGCAGGCGGCTTACGCTGTCCAGGGGCATGTGACTATTATTATCAAGGTCACGCAGAACACAACGGTGACAACCATTGCGGCCATTGTGGCCAATAATATGCTGTCGACCACGGATGCCATCGTTGACCCGGGAACCATTATCCCCTCCGTGCAGGCTTTGATCGCACAGATCGAGACAGCCGTGGGATCCATCCCGGCGGATTATTCTGCTCTGCTGGCGACCCTGGCGGCGGATTATTCGTCCTCGAAAACCTATGCTGTCGGGGATTACGCATGGCAGGCGGGCGTGCTCAAACGGTGCATTGTGCCTATCACCACCGCCGAAACCTATACTGCGGCCCATTGGACCAACGCCGTCCTGGGAGACGATCTTTCAGCTTTAAAGAGTGCTTTAACTGCGATTACTGGAAATACTGTGATTCCGTTTACGGTAGGAAAATATATTGCAACAAACGGAAGCACAGCAGATATTAATACGCTTGTAACGACTCCTACATATGCATGTGCTGTTGTTAATTGTGCAGAAGGAGATGTTTTTACCGTTACTGGTGTTGGGGGAAGTACACCGAGATTATATGCGTTTTTAGGTGCAGAGTCTAACGGGGTTCGCCCGGTCTTAATGAATGCAAGCAGTAGTCTGAACCTTTCCAATGCCTATATCACCGCACCGACAGGGGCTGAAAAACTTGTTTTAAATGTACACACAGGTTACGATTATTTGTGCGTTGTAGGAAAAAACATCGTTAATGCTTGGGGAGAGATTGAGTCGAACAAGACAGATATTTTGAATATCCAGAAAGCTGTTATGTTTCCCAATCTTGCAGAACCAGCACAGTTCCAGCGTGGATATATAACGAATACAGGGCAGGTGAATACTACAAGTTCAACATATATGTTCACCGGGGTCATACCTGTTTCTGGGGGAGAAACCTTGTATGTGACGCCAAAAGGACGGTATCTGTGTGCATATGACCAGAACGGGGCCATTGTATCAAGTGAAGGCATAGCATCTGAATTCACTGAGTACGAAGTTCCAAATAGTATTTCGTTTGTACGGATTACATTTTATATAGTCCATAAAGATGAATTCATGGTGTCCAAGTATGAAAATCAGACGTTCGTCCCTTATGGTACACCGGTAATCAATAAAGAAGCACTCCCGGCAAGCGTTGCACAAGAACCGAAACTGAATTACTATCGTGAATCCGGCAATCTGACTGCAAATCAGCATTTAATCATAGAAAGAAAAATACCAATCAAAAATCTGTCTGTTTTGCAGTTTAACGGAAACATTGTAGGGAACTTTGTCGGAATCGAAATCGGTTATACAAACGATATCACCCAAGCAGACACCACGCACTTTAAAATAGATGCAACGAAGTTTTATAGAGTGACCGCATCACCGACAGAGTTTGAGCACAATCTTACAATCTCTGGCAATGTCACGATAACTTTGACGCAGACCTATACACATCTGATGTTTGATGTCACTTGCAACGGAGAAAAGTTCCACACATCAAGCGGATGGGCACCGGTGAATGCCATGCCATACGTCAAAGTATTGTCAGCAATGACAGACTGCGTGTTTTCGCTTACGGCATCAAAAAATAAAAAGAACATTGTTGTGTTTGGTGATAGTTATGTTTCTTACGGTGAAAGCAGATGGCCGTATTATTTAGCACAGGAAGGATATGATAAGAATGTCACTATCATTGGATACTCTGGAGAAAACAGCGCCAACGGATATGTAAGTTTTGAAGATTTCATGCCAATAACAGACGCTAAGTATGTTGTTTGGACATATGGCATGAACGATCAAGATTCGGGCGAAAGCATCAATTCCAACTGGAAAACGTGCGTTGATGCTGTTATCGCATATTGCGAAAGCAACAACTTGATCCCTGTCCTCTGTACAGTTCCGAATGTGCCGTCAAGAAGCAATGCCGTTAAAAATGCATATGTAAGATCATTTGCTGACAGGTATCCTGTGATTGATTTCGCAAAAGCAGTAGGAAGTGATGTGTCAAGTTCATGGTATGCCGGGATGCTGTCAGATGATAACGTGCATCCTACATCATCCGGGGCAATGGCTTTATATAACAGAGCGATTGCAGATTTTCCGCAGTTGTGCGTGGACAACTGAGTAAAAGTGACCTATACACACCAATACACACCGATGTGTAATTAAAGAAAATGTCACATAACTAAAATAAGGGAGGGCGTAATTAAATGAAAAAGCCGATTGGTTAAATTAACGAGTGATTCCCGGCTCTAATACGAGGGACTCAAAAAAAGGGGAGGGGGTACGATCAGTACCCCTTCCCGGTCAGCCACTCCTCAACCGCTTTCTGAATCGACCATGACCGTGGACGATCCTCTTTCTTGCAGAAAGTATCAAGCCGTTTGAGGAGGGAGGGAGGAAAAGTCACATTGACACGCTGATACAGACCTTCCTCTGCCGGATCGCCTTCGATGCCACGAAGGTTTCTACCGCCATTGATACCCATGTGTACTCACTCCCTTCACATCAAGTGTATCATGACGGTCAATGGTTGGCGATGGTCAGCGACCTTTGGGAGTGACCTATAAGTGAGAACCGGGGCGGTGACGGCATCGCTCCGGTTTCCTTTTTGAGAGGGGGACAAGCTATGGCCCTGCTGGTCGTCTCGGTTCTGCTTTTTGTCGGGGCTATCGCCCTGGGCTTCTATCTCGGAGGTGATGATCCGTGAACACAGCGAAAACCCTTTACTCAATCATGGAAGACCGGAAAGCCCGGTTTCCTGCCGGTCCGTTTTCCGAATCCTGCTGGGAGCTGGCCCGGGCCTGCGAGGGCATGCCGTATGTCCTCGGAGCCTGGGGCAAAGAATGCACGCCGGCATACCGCCGGGACCGGCTGAAATACAACCCGCAGGCGACCACGATCACATCCGCATGTCAAGTGCTGTCTGGCAAGAAAGCCGCCTGCTCCGGCTGTAAATGGCTCCCGGACGGCGAGCGGGTGTTGTGCTGGGACTGCCGGGGCTTCTCCCGCTGGACCATCGAGCAGATCACCGGGTTCCGCATTTACGGGGACACCGTAGGCGTGCAATATGGCACGGACTCCAATTGGTGCGCATCTGGCCTCGTGGCTGACGGCATCCCGGAAAATGTCCTGGTCTGCCTCTTTATCTGGAACGCCTCGAAGAATAAATTCACGCATACGGGTGTTTACTTCAACGGGGCCACGATGGAGGCATCCTCGAACGTGCAGTATTTCAACCCAATGAAAAAAAACCGCTGGACGCATTGGAAGATCGCAAAGGTCTTTGAAAAGGAATACCAGAAAATGCCCGATAATGCCACGAATCAGCCCGCCGAGCCTCCGGTGGATAATTCCTCCGGCCAGCAGGAACAGCCCGGCAAACAGACCCTCCCAACCCTGCGAAAAGGCGACAAGGGCGACCCGGTCCGCCACCTGCAAACCTTACTGCAGGAAAGAGGGTACGACCTGGGCAAGTACGGAGTGGATGGATCCTATGGGGCCGCAACTCAAAAGGCCGTCAAGCTGTTTCAACGTGATTGGGACCTTGCGCAGGACGGGGTCTGCGGCCCTCGCACATGGTCAATGTTACTTTCAACCCCGGAGAGGTTGTATACGGTGACTATCTCGCACCTGCCGGGAGCAACGGCAGATGAAATCATCAAAAAATACGGCGGAATAAAAGCGGAGGAGTGATAAAAATGGAGTGGTTCCCGGAGTTCTTCTTGAAGTATTGGTTTGAGATTATTTTCGGCCTCATTGTGACAGCGGTTTCGTTCATCGGCCGGAAGGTTTACAAGAGCTTTAACAGACGGCTGGAGGACGAACGCAAGCGGCAGGAGGCAATCGAAAACGGGATGCGGGATATGCTCCGGTTGACCATCCTCGACAACTACGAACGCTGTATGAGTGAAGGGTATATTTCAGTCTCCCGCAAGGACGCACTCGACAGCGCATATAATTCATATCACGCCCTGGGCGGCAATGGGACCATTACAAAGGTCCATGAAGAAATAATGGATATGCCGATCATCAAAGAAAAGGAGACGAAAAAATGAAGAAGCTGTTTGTTATCATGTTCGTTCTGCTGGCCATCCTCCCGACCGTGGCCACGGCGGAAGGAGCCATCCCCTCCGACCCGTTCACCTGGGCACAGCTCGCCACGGTGGCCGGGGCAACGGCGGCGGTCCTGCTCATTGTCCAGATGTTGAAACTGCCGATTGATAAGGTCTGGAAGGTCCCGACCCGCATTGTGGTTTACCTTATTTCGCTGATTATCCTGTTGCTGGCGACCGCATTCACGGAAGGGCTGACACTCCAGACCGCTATCCTTACCGCCGTCAATGCCGTTATTGTGGCCCTGGCCGCCATGGGATCGTATGAGGTCACCTTCCGCAAGCTGGACGAAAAGAAGCTACAACCGCCCGATGAGGGCTGACCCTCGTTTGACCCTCATAAAATCATCAAAAACCGCCTTTTTTGCCCTGGGGCCAGGGCAGGCGGACAAACAGAAAGCCCTCGGAACCCTTGCAGTTCCGGGGGCTTTTTTTGTGGCTCAAATAGGACTCGAACCTATGACACTCCGGGTATGAAGCGGCGGAGGCTTTGACCTCCGAGCCTTTATACTGCGCCCTTCTCCGGGCCTCCGTTCTCCGGCTGACCCTCATTCTGACCCGGAAACAACGTTTTTTCGAGCTTTTTCCGCTCGGCTTCGCTCCGATCCTCCGATACGCTGTCGTACACTTTGAGAATCATCTTTGCGTCTGCGTGGCCCATCCACCGCCGGCAGGTATTGATCTCAATCCCGGCATCCCGGCACATTACGCAGAAAGAATGCCGCAGGTCGTAGGGTACTATGTCAAAGGGGATCCACCCGGGGAGCTTTCCTTCCCTGGCCAGGGCCTGCTGTTCCTTCGTTTTCCCGTACCACCTTTTGCTCACCCCGTTGATGGCCGTCTCCATGCAGGTCTTGTAGCTATTCCATGCGACCCGCCATGTGGTCGGCGTGACGGCTTCTCCGTGGGCCGAGGAAACCAGAAGCCCATGTTTCCCGGATAATGCCTGTTTTAGCGGCGGGAACAGCGGTATAGTCCGAATTGCTTTGCTGGTCTTGCCCTTGCCTGTATAGGCGTATTTTTGCCCGTTTTTATGGGCAAACGAATGCAGGGTGATGGAATCCCCGCAGACATCCCGCTCGATCACCAACGCCTTTGCCTCCGGCGGCCTCAATCCTGCGTAAAGCATGGCCATCACCGCAGGGTGCATCCGGTGGTCCGTGCAGAGGGTCAATATGTACTCCCGTTCCCGCTCCGTGATCGGCCGGGTTTTCGGCTCCGTTCCCCGGTGCGGCTTTGCTGTCTTATCCCGGGCCGGGTTCCCATGGATCAGCCCGTCCGCCTGGGCGGAATCGAACAGCGAGCAGAAAAGCTGTCGGGCCGACTTGATATAGGAATTGGACAGCCCGGTATAATGCCGGGAGTACACGCCCTTGATGTCTGATGGTACGATCTGCGAAACATACACCCGGCCCAGGTCATCGATCAGATGTTGCAGGTGGACCGCCAACCCCGCATACGTGGAGTCAGCCACCGCCGGGTATGATCTTTTAAGCCATGGCAGAGCGTACTCCGCCAGCGTGGGATTATTCCCTCTTTTGAGGCTGTTCTTGTACGCCTCCCGCTGGGCGATTGCATCGTCCGAGGAAATCCGGGAGTAGAACTCCATTCCCTGGTACCCGACCCGCCACCGGCCGTCCCGCCTGCGTTTTACCGCCTCTTTTTTCGCTCTCGGCATAGGTCAATTATACCGCCTCTGCGCTTTTTTTAGCGGCACTGTTTTCGAGCATGGTCAAGGCGGCCTCACAGATGGCCCGGTCCGCCTTGCGGAAAGCCATAACGAGCCGAAGTTCAGCCCCGGAGAGCTTGATATCCTGTTCCTGCGGCTGGTCCTGCAGGATGTCATCGACCGAGATATTGAACGCCTTTGAAATGGCCTGCAATTGGTACGAGTTCGGGCGGGTCATGTCGTGTTCCCATTGGCTGACCGCACTTTGTGAAACGCCGATACGCTTTGCGAACTCGGATTGATTCAGATAATGCCGCCTGCGGATTTCTTTCAATGTGTCTGAAAGCATCGTGATCCCTCCCTTCTGCCTACATTATAAGCGATTCTTATTTTTTTTCAATATTTTATAAGAAAACTGTTGACATTATAAGAAAAACGGTTATAATGGAATTATCAAAGGAACCCCGAACGAACGAAGGAGGCTGAAAACAATGGCAACGAACAACAGCAAGTATGAACTCTGCACCGGAGCTTTTGGAGGATGGTACATCCGAATGAAGACAGAGAACGGGAACAAGTACTTCGCAGGATACGACTTCATGGGAACAGCGGTTTTTGACAGCTTCGATGTTGATTATGACCTGGACGAAGAAACTGCGAGAGCGACCATCGCTGATCTGCGGGCGGCGGAATAAGGAGGAAAACATCATGGCAACGAAAGCAGAAGAACGCAAGGCCCTCGAACAGATCGTGAAGATCGTTGAATCCCTGGGAGAAGACAGCTACATTGCAACGGCCATGCAGGGCATGGTCGAGGATGCCCGGGAGAATATCGAAAACGACTTCGCCCTGTCCATGAAGGACCGGGTCGAGGACGAGAAGAAGAAGCTGGCAATCCGGGAGGGCCAGCTGGACAAGATGGCAAAGGAGCTGATTACCCTCCGCA